TAGTCTCGCATCAGACGCTAAAGCGTCTGGTAGATGGAGTACAAACGGTGGTGGCGAGTATTATGCTGTGGGTGTAGGCGGCGCTCTTGCGGGTCGCGGTGCAGATTTAGCAATTATTGACGATCCAGTGTCTGAACAAGACGCATTGAGCGTTAGTGCGTTAGATAACATCTACGAATGGTACACTTCTGGCCCTAGACAGCGTCTTCAGCCGGGTGGCGCGATCATAATTGTGATGACGCGGTGGAGTATTCGTGATTTGACAGCAAAAGTTTTGCAAAAACAGAACGAAAAGGGCGCTGATAAGTGGGAAGTGGTAGAATTTCCTGCAATTATGCCATCTGGCGCTTCGTTATGGCCTGAATTTTGGTCATTAGATGAGCTTGAGGGCGTAAAAGCGTCTATTCCTGTGAGCAAATGGAACGCTCAGTACATGCAGAACCCAACTGCAGAAGAAGGAGCGATTATTAAGAGAGAATGGTGGAATTTATGGGAAAGTGAGGTGCCTCCACCCTGTAGTTACATCATTCAATCTTACGATACTGCGTTTAGCAAGAGCGATAGAGCCGATTACTCTGCAATTACGACTTGGGGCGTGTTTCACCACGAAGATACGGGCGAAGATCACATAATTTTGCTTGACGCTGTGCGTGGTAGATGGGAGTTTCCTGAATTAAAGGAAGCTGCAAATGATTTGTATAAAGAATTTGAGCCTGATATGATATTGATAGAGCAAAAAGGCTCTGGGATGCCATTAACGCAGGAATTAAGGCGTATGGGTATTCCTGTAACACCATTTACTCCGGGTCGTGGTGCAGATAAGTTTACAAGAATGCATGCTTGCGCCCCTGTGTTTGAAAGTGGCATGGTGTGGTCCCCTGAGACTAATTTTGCTGATGAAGTGATGGAAGAATGTGCCTCATTTCCAAATGGTGAACATGATGACTTGGCGGATTCGATGACACAGGCTATACTACGTTTTAGACAGGGTGGTTTTATTACGACCCCAAGTGATTATGAAGAAGAAGACTTAATGTACTCTCGCAGACGAAAGGAATATTACTGATGGCAAATAAATTAGCAGGTAGAAATGATGCTTTTAGAAGAAGAGGCAGAGCAGAGCGTAGTCTTAGAAAGGCTATCAACAAAGCATTGCTTGATGCTGTAGGAGATGACACAGGAAGGGCTATTTCGGATTCTGATAGAGATCTTATGAATGAAATGCTTGGTAGAAAAGAAAGAATGGGTATGTCCATGATGGGTGAGTCAGGCAAAACTCTTTCTGATCTTGATCGGCGGCTTTTGAATGAGATGAGTGGTCGTGCAGGCACAGTACTAGGTGGTCTTTCTGATGCAGACCGTCAAAGGTTTCGTGAAATGGCTCCATCAAAGCCAAGAATGCGACCACAAGAGATGGAAGACGGTGGACTTGCAGGTGGTCAGAAAAAACTTGATAAAAATAAAGACGGAAAAATATCAGGTGAAGATTTTAAAATTTTAAGAAATCAAAAAAAGAATACTAAAGTTAAAAAAATGAAAGACGGCGGTCAAGTATGTCGTGGTGGTGGCGCTGCAATGCGCGGCACTAATTTTTCTGGAGTTAGATAATGAGCGATGCCTCTTATGACATTGATTTAGAAAAATTAAAATCTGGTGTAAATCAGGTATTTTTTGATTGTTATGAGGCTAATAATATTGAGGTTGGGGCGCGGGATATCCAATGGGGCTACTCCCGGCCCATTGATGCAGACGCTCCCGAAGTGTTACTGCTCCACGATGGTTGAGCGCCCTTCGCTCCAACACCTAAAGGGGAAAGAAAATGGCTATTGAACCTAACATAGGATCAGGTGGGATCTTAGAACAAACACCTCAAGCTGAAAGCGAGAGCGTTGTTTTGCAAGAACTTGGGCAGTCGCCCGGAGTTTTTGAATTTGATGATGGTTCCGCCATTGTTGGAGAATACACAGAAATGGAAGCAACGGTTGAGGCTGCTTTCGATGCTAATCTAGCAGATTTTATGGAAGAGGGAGATCTTGGTCAAATATCAAACGATTTGATTGGTAGCATTGATGATGATTTTTCATCCAGACAGGAATGGGAAGACACATACAAACGTGGTTTAGATTATTTAGGAATGCAGAACGAAGAAAGGGTTGAGCCTTTTGAGGGTTCCTCTGGCGTTGTTCACCCTCTTTTAGCTGAAAGCGTTACACAATTCCAAGCACAGGCATATCGTGAAATGTTGCCTGCTACTGGTCCTGTTAGAACGCAAGTAGTTGGTGCGCAGAATGAAATGCTAACAAAGCAGGCAGAGCGCGTCAAAGATTACATGAATTACATGATTACTTATGAAATGGAAGAGTATGACCCAGAAATGGATCAAATGTTGTTTTATCTTCCGATTGTAGGATCAACATTCAAAAAAGTTTACTTTGATCCGCTAAAAGGTCGTGCGGTAAGCCAATTTGTTCATGCTGAAGATTTAGTAGTGCCTTACGGGGCTACAGATTTAGCTACATGTCCTAGAATTACGCATGTCATCAAGATGGATTCTAATGAAGTTAGAAAACTCCAACTAGCAGGGTTTTATCGTAATGTCGATTTGCCAGATAATGGCTCAAGTGGCGAAGAAATGTCAGAGGTTCAGGAGACAATTAACGAAATACAGGGTATTCACCCTAGTAATGCGTCTGTTGAGCTAACATTATATGAAGTTCACACTGATTTGGATCTCAAAGGTTTTGAAAATATGGGTAATGATGGCGCTCCTAGCGGCTTAAAACTCCCATATATCGTTACAATCGTGGAAGATACTGGCGAAGTCCTTTCGATTCGTAGGAATTACGAAGAGATGGATCCAATGATGAAGCGCAAAGATTATTTTGTGCATTACAAGTTTCTGCCCGGTCTTGGTTTTTATGGTCTTGGTCTTACTCATATGATTGGCGGTTTGGCGCAAGCCTCTACTTCTATTTTGCGTCAGTTAATTGATGCAGGAACGCTCTCTAACTTGCCTGCGGGATTTAAGGCACGAGGCGCAAGAATTAGAGAAGAGGATAACCCGCTTCAGCCCGGAGAGTTTAGAGATATAGACGTTGCAGGAACCGACATACGCTCATCTCTGATGCCTTTGCCATTTAAAGAGCCTTCAGGCACATTATATAACCTTTTAGGTACTCTCGTGGATGCAGGGCGGCGTTTTGCGGCTATGGCAGACATGAAAATAGCCGAAATGGGCGGTGAAACCCCTGTTGGAACAACAATGGCTATTATGGAACGTGGCACAAAAGTCATGTCTGCGATTCATAAACGCATGCATTATTCGCAAAAAATTGAGTTTAAATTACTGTCAAAAGTCTTTTCTGAGACTATTCAGATGTACCCATATATGCCATCAACAGAAGTTGGCCCTGAAATATTTGCACAAGACTTTGATGCGAGAGTTGATGTTCTTCCTGTTAGTGATCCTAACATCTTTTCAATGGCACAGCGTATTGCACTTGCACAGACACAGCTACAGTTAGTGCAATCAAATCCACAAATTCATGGTGGACCACAGGGATTATATCAGGCGTATCGTAAAATGTATGAGGCGCTTGGCGTAAACAATATTGATTCAATATTACCACCTCCTCCACAGCCACAACCAATCAATGCTGCTATGGAAAACAAGATTGCTATTACTGGCGGTATGCCTCAAGCGTTTCCGCAACAAGATCACAAAGCTCACATGGAAACACATTTAGCAATAATGTCTACACCTGTGGTGCAAACAAACCCACAAGCCTTGGCAACCTTGCAAGGTCACATTCAAGAACACATTGGTATGTTGGCAGAACAGCAAGCACAGCAAATGGTCATGGAACAAGCGGGGCCAGAGGTGCAGCAAAATCCAGAGGCTATGCAGATGTTACAGCCTGCAATTGAACGTCAAGCAGCTATGCTTATTGCTGATTTGACAGAAGAATTTACTCAAACAGTAGAGCCTGTGGGCGAGGGAACAGATCCTCTTGTTGCAATTAGGCAACAGGAATTACAATTAAAAGCAGCAGATATGGAGCGTAAATCTACAGAGTTTGATGCCAAACAAGAACTAGAGCGTGAAAAAGAAATGATGGACGCTAGTTTGGCTCAAGAAAGGCTAAACTTACAGCAAGAGGCTTTAGCCGATAAAACACGAGTCGCAGAAGATCGCATTCAAACACAAAGAGATATTGCGGCTATCAACGCACAAATGAAAGGGAATAAACAATGACCAGT